CAATTATTTATACCTCATGTAAGAGTATCTGTTATTGTAGTTCAGTCGTTCACATATCATTCTGGTATCTCTATATATATTACTTTGTTTCATGATATGTCTATTGTTTCTTGTGTTGTGGATTTAAACAACGCTAGTATTGTTTCGCCTGAAAAAACTCCAGTAGTTCTTGTACATTTTACAATACAACTTCCAGATTCTATGATTCAGTCTCATAATTCAAACTCTGGTTTTGTCTCTAAGTCAGAAAACATTACTCATACTTGTCAAAGTAGAGCATTGTGTATAGCTGTATGATGAAAATCCTTATTATATCATACTGCTGATGAATTTAGAAATGCTGTTTGTTGTGCCATTTATTATGTTATATCGCTAAAATCTGCATCTTTTCAGTTATCTCTATACTCCTTTAATACAGCTTGTATATATGTTCTCATGGTATTTAGTTCTTCTTCTGTGCCTGACAACATTATATTCCTTTGGTCATGCTCCTTATATTTAGATAGAATCTTAGATCTACATTCTTGTTTTTTGATATTTAATTCTATATCAGATGTATCAGTAAGCTCTAATTCTCAATCAACATATGCAATAGAATATCATTTACTTATTTTTTCTAGGTCTTCTTTTGATATATCTTCTATAGACAATGTAGTTGTTTTGATTTTTAATTCTGATTGTCATAGATATTCTAGTTTATCAAGTGGTCATTTAAATATGTGTTTCATGTTATGCAGATAATGGATAAAATTTTGCCTCGAATGTCCCCAATACCAAGTTTCAACTTAACGTATATTTTACTCTATAATATTGTCATGCTTTTACTGGGAAAGTAATCGTTACTCTAGGGCTTGCATTAGAATATCAATGAGCGTGTCAAGGAGCTACTAATACAGAACTATCATCATCTCAAGCATATCAATGTAATGATACAGGGTCATTAGTTCATGAAGAAGTTGTCACATATGCAGTTACAAATCAATCTTCTTTGGCATGATAAGTAGTATTATTGGCTGCGTCTATTGTATCTTTAAATCAATATCAATACTTTTCTTCATTTGTCATCAATACTATATTGGTTGAGTTTATTCAATTTCATAATCTATAGCTTCCTAATTTATCATTTTCATATAATCAAAACGACCCTGTTATTTTATTGTCTGATATTAAATACTCAAATATTGTGTCATTATCATTTCAACCATAAAAAATCTTGCTTCAATCTTGGTTAAATGCTAATCAAGACGGTTGTGTTGTGTCCGAGCTAACGTCTAGTGTTGTGTTTATTCTTGCACTTGTTACGTCATAAGCTGTTCATAAATCAAATTGCAATAACTCATTTCATCCAGTTATAAGTAATTTTTCTCAATTATTAGAAAAACAAATTGACTCTATTGATGCAACAAATGTTCAAACATACAAATTATTTGTTGAGTATGTACCTGTGCTTATATCATAAGCTACAGATAAATTGTATTCATATATACGCAGATTACCAGTACCTATTATAATAAATTTTGTTCAGTCTGCATTAAATGCTATATTCCTAATATATGTATCTACTGATATCTGTAAGTAATCTATGTGAGTGGCTGTTGTAATATCATAAGCAGTTGATAAATCCCGCTCATGCACCCTAGCGTTTGTTACACCAATTACATATAACTTAGTCCCGTCTGGGTTAAATCTAATTCATCAAAGTGCTGTATCTCGTCACGCTGTATTTAGTGTATTACCTGTTGCAATCGCCGTTGTAATATCATAATCAGTCGACAAAGCATATTCATATATAACATCGTCAGACGTAAATCAAACATACATCTTACTACCATCATCATTAAATTCTAGTCATCTAGGATCTTGTCATGTAGCTGATAGATCTAACGTCTCTTTATTCCGCATACTATCGAGACTATATCCATTTAAATTATTATTTCTAATAAAATAATCAGATCAAATACTCACATCTCCTTGTGTTAAATCTCATTGTGAAATCATTTTTTTAGACTCGTCCGCAGAGCCTCATTCTATAACCACTCAATCGCACTTATTTGTTTCTAAATATCTACTATCTGTTTTTCGTACTTTGTTAATAGTACAATCCTTTCAATACTGTACATCAAAATCTAAATCATTTACACTATCTGTCCAAGCACTTCAATTATAAGTAGAATATCAATAATTAGCTACCTCATCACTGGTTATATATTCTATCTGATAATAGTTAGAGGCATCCAATGCTCAACTTCTACTAAATTCTAAGAAATATGATGTTCAATCTGTTATTGTAGTGTCTAATCAATCTATTAGTGTTTGTACATATGATGCAGTTAGATCTCAACCAGCTATAATCTGTTGTGTATATCCTGCAATAGGTGTTGTTTTATCACTAGCATATAAATTAAATTCTAGATTATCTGTAGGTGCTCAAGTCTTTTTTATATTAAACTTAAAACTTCTTAATATATCTATATTTCAATCTACTTTTGGAGTGAATATAAATCATTGCTTTTCTCTTGCAACATTATCTCAGATATTCAAATCTGAGCCTCATGTATCTTGTATCGTGTTTTCTGTGTCTATATTTCATGATCCAAAGAATACAGCTCATTGTCAATCTCATGCTGTTACATCTTCTCATAGTACTACAGATTTAGATAAATAACTTCATCAGCTAGAGACAGCTACCTCATCCCAATCTACACTCAAATCTGGTGAGCTAGTTAGAATTCATCTAGTCCCAGCATTTGCTTCATATGTTTTTACTCCTCGATTCACTCTATCTCCACTAGAATATGCTTTTGTTTCATCATAGAATCATAATCAGGCGTTTAGTGAACTACCTGTCATTTGGTTAAGTCATATCTGTGACTGTTCTATTTGTTGCATATGTATATATTAATTGTAAAACAAACAATTTATTTAGATGAACGACCGTAGCCGTTCATCCGATAAGTTATTTCTTAGTATTGATATTTAAGTACAATTACATCTCCTGCTGTTCGATCAGCTGGTGTAACTAGTGTTACTGTAGTACCTGATACTGTATATTCGTTTCATGCTCATTCTGTTTGAACAGAACCATTGAATATAAAATCCATACTATTAGCAATAGCTGTTTGAGACATTGTAAATGCTCCAGCAGTAACTTCTCAAGCTGTCAATGTATGTATTTCTTTACCCCATGTTCCGCCAGCATTGTTGTCTACATAATCAACTGTAGCAATAGCTAAAGGAACTGTACCTGTAGGTTGTGAACTCAATGTAGCTAAGTTTGCGTCAGCAATAATATCAAAATTATTTCAAGTTCCTACTGTAAATGTTCTCTCTCCAGTAATATTAGAAGCTAGTTCTAGTCCTGTAGCAGAGACTTCTAATGATGTTCCGTTTGTGTTACCAATATTTACTTGCATATTATCAGCAGCTATATTTAATGATAGATCAGCAGCTATTACGTTGAATGTACCAGTTGTTTCTGTCATTCCTGCTCCAGCGGTTTTATCTATATTTAGATTAGCTATGAAAGTAGTCAATTTTAATGGTGTTACTATTCTTAGATCATCAGTACCTGCATCTGTTTCAGCTTGTGTAGCTAATTCAGCAAGACCTAGTGCTGTTTCAGTAGCTTGATCTCTATTACTTTCTGCAACCATCCAATCAGCGTCAGTCGTTGCTCCAGCTCAATCTACTAAAGCGATCAATAAATCTTCTACGTTAACATCTCTTGAACCTCATCCGATACTTGCTTGTGCAGCAGTAATTCTGAATGAATCACCAGCTTGAATAGTAGCTCCACTATAAGTTAGTGGATAGTTACCTGTAGTTGTAGGATTGTAAGCTTCTGGTGTTTTTAATGAACCATCAACTAAACCATCTACATAAGATTTTATAGCATCCGCTCTAGCTAGTTCAGTAACAGTAGCAGAAACAGCTAAATCTGTTGTATACATATTAGTATTTAGTTTCCCAAATTCTAATGTAGTATCCGTAATTTTCCCATTAGGGATAGACAAATCTTGTATCTGTCTTGATCAAATAATTTGTTTCATTTATATTATATAATTAATTAAAAGTAATATGTAACATCTATTTCGTCTCATATTTCTACATTTAATGTACCTCAGAATGTAATTCTATTAGCTACTAACGAATAATCATAATTAATTATTCAAAACACTGTTAATATTATCATAGATCATGTGTCTGGACTATTTGATAAGTCTATATATCAGTTAGATATATCTGTAGCAGTTAATACAAAATTATCCTCAAATACTTGCGTAGCAGAAGCTGTAGACGTTATTGTTATCTCGTTAGCTGTTGATGTTATTTGTATTCCAGCTCATGCAATCAATGATTTGAAGTTTAAAACAGCACCTGTTTTTGTACTATATACTCATTCACCAATACCTAGATTATTTCAAATGTTTACTTCTCAAGAACCTCATATATTGTATACAGTTTCAAAAAAGTGCCCATAAGCATTCACCAAATATTCTCACTGAGAATCTGTACATGGAAAAACAGCTCATGCAAGAACATTTATCTCTCATATGTCAGGTATATTAGTATCTATACCATATTGTGTTTCCGCAGATATATTTGTAAGTCGTCTCATTTATTAAATTACTATTAAAATATACTTCATTTAGTATATATAATTTAACTATTTTAGCTTATGTTTTTAGCTAATCATATCTAGTTCCCTTTTTATACCTACTATTATGTCTCATAATGAATCTTCTTTTATAACGTTTTCTCACAAGAATAATTGTACCCTTTTTCTAGCAAAACTATAGTCTATAATTCTCTTAGTTACCAATACCTCTCACTTAATATCCTCTAAATCATTTACGTTAGATATTTCCATATTTAACTTATCTCAAATATATGCTTCTATAGTTTTATTAGGATCAAGTTCTATATTTAATATTCTTTGCCTTATATTTAATTGTTCTAGCATCTTTTCTGTTTTTATAGCCAAATCACCCTCTCTGAACCTGTATTTTGTTACTCAATATACAAATCAATCTGTCATATCTTGTGCAATATATTTTGATACTCAATCATCTCATATTATTATATTTGATCTAGTTGATTGTCATACAATATTTACATTTTTTATATTGTCTCATTGAGACTTAGTAAACACAACATCTATTTTATTACTACCTCATGTCTTATCAGTTCACAATAAATAATCCATAATTATTACTCATTCTTTTATGTCCCAAAATCATCAACATTGTTTAGCTATCTCAGAGAAGATACTATCATAACTATCTCATTCATTGTACTTTATATTTATAGTATCTGGGAAAGCTATAGAAGTAGACCAAGAATCTGTAGAATAATCAGATAATAATTCATTTATTATATTTGCGACTGTATCGTTTTTATCCCTCTCTACCAAAACTTTTCTATCTGACATTATATTTCTTTCACTCCTACATGTGATTATTGTTTCGTTTCTAAGAATTGATATATTCTTTTCAGGTTGATATACCAATCATTTAAATACTAGTTTGTCAGGTATACCTACTTCATATATTTCTATTTTATTATATTCTATCAACTCATATCATTTAACCTTAAATGTTGCAATATCAAAAGAATCAAGATCTTCTTCTATCTTTATTGCTTCTTTAGTTAAAAAACTAAACTTCTCAACATTGCTTCGGTAGTTATCATACACTTTTATTATTATATCCATGTTTATATTGTGTTCCAAGCTGAAAACCGTTTAACGGTGAATGTGGCATTACCTCAATCAGAAAATACCACTATAGTATTTAATCATGGAGACAACATTATAGCTGTACCATAATCCCTCTTATAACTTATATCTATTCATCAATCTTTTACTGTTCGTCCATCCTTACTATTAAGTACTAAATTATTAGTTGTTCAGTTTATTTTGTATTGATTTCAATTTGTAATGTTTTTTATTATAGGATTTACTAGTTCTCATGTTACCGTTATTTCACATCATGCTTTATAATTTCACTCATTGTTACATACAACATCTCATGAAAACGATCACCATGAATCTCCAAATTTATTTGCAAAACTTGTTCATCAAAATACAGAAGAAGATCAACTTTCTGATTCTTCAGATATTCAGTATACTGCGAATCATGGTGCGTACAATTCAAACACAAAGTTTATCTCTGGTCTATGTAGTCAGTTACTTCATTTAGGTGCAGTTTTTACTAGAACCTTAACTTGTCTATCCTCTCATGAATCTGTTTGGAATAATAAATCATGTAAGTACTCAGAGCCCATAAATGGTTCTAGGTTGATTGCGTCACAAATCATATCCCATGCTTGTCATCTTATCTCTTTTGTTAGTCAAACTACTTTTCAAGAAAACGAAAATAGTCTACCTGAAGCTAATGTACGACTAGACTCGCTTCAGTGATCATTAGCGTTGTCTGTTATTTCTTGTCTTTGTACAACTGATATATCAACATCCTGAAGAGCAAACTTATTGGCTATTGCTACTCTATCTGTCATATCGAATCAGTTATATACGTAATTTCTTCAAATCATATTGCTTTATATAAGAACTAAATCTTTAATGATCTTCTCAACATACTCTCTATCGAAGCCATATCTATTCATCAAGTTACACTAAAATTATTATTCTGGTTAATGGTCTTTAACATCCTCTGATCTATTGTCTGCGGCAACGCTGCAGTCTCTCTTAATCATGTAACTATCTTTAATAATCTAAACATATTATCTGAATCTTTTTTGTTTGTTTCGTTAAGTTTTTCAAACAAATCTCATAGTTTAGCTATCTTCTCTGTAGCGTCTACCTGTGCCTTTAGCTCATCTTTATACTCACCACTAAATCATTCTGTAAATCAGCCTATATTAGAAGAAGATAGATTACCTTGCAAGTCATCAAAACTAAAATCCCCTAGATCGAAAGACTCTCAAAACTGTGCTTTACTCATTTTTGACATCCTAAGTATTTGGAGAAAATATGCTTTCATTTCATCTAATTTCGCTTTATTAGATTCTTTAAGATCTACCAATTCCTGTTTTTTAGCCTCTAAATCTATATTTCTCTCTGCTATTATTCAAGCTGTCTTTGTAGTTAATTCTTCATCCAACGCATCTTGTTGTTGTTTATTTGTTAAGATATTTTCTGCTTGTCTTTTCTCTATTAATAATTTTGCTCTATCATCATAATATCACTCTAGTTGACTCTGTAATTTATCTAGTTTAGCTTGTTGTTCTTGTATCTCTATTTTATCTAACTGACCCCTAAGATTAGCCTCCTCTACTTGTGCAGTAGCTAATATAACTTGCTCTGCATTTAACTTATCTTGTAGGTCTATAAGCTCTTGTTCGTATGCTGCTTTTTTCTCATCTTTTTCTCTCAATATTCTTTCAGTCTCAGACTCTGTACTTCTAATTGTAGCATCACTTATATCAGCTGCAGTTGTTTGAGATTCCGCTAATGATTGTTCAGCTTTGGCTTTTGCTATATCCTCTTCAAGTTTTAATTTCTTTTCTGCTTCCTCAGTAGATAAAGTAGCTTTTGCATTTAATTCATCCAGTTGTGTCTGACTATTTTCTATCTCAGATCATAGTTCTACATATCTCTCTGCTAATTGTTCGCTTGATGTTGTGTCAAGACTCGATATATCATCATTAATCTTACTTATACTTTTTTGATATCAATCTATTTGTTTCTGACTATCTGTTATCTGTTTAGTTACTGCTTTTCGATCATCTTCCATATTGGATGTCTCTATACTAGCTGATTTTGTTTTAGCTTCTAATTCATTTATTTTTCATGTCAAAGTATCTAACTCTTTGGTTATATCAGCGTATCTGTCTTTTACATCTTCCACTGCATCTGAATTTATATCAGAAATATCATCATTAATCTCAGCAATGTCTAACGCCATATCCTTTAGTTCGTCAGATAATTTCTCAACACTACTTAATATTCAATTATATGCACTCTGTCATTCCTTCTTCTTCATTTATTTGTCTAACTCTATCGTCATATTCTTCCTTTAACCTCATTATTATTTGAGCTTTTTCTACTTCATCATCAAAGTGATCTTGTGTATATTGTAGTTGTTCTAAGTAATGAGCTTTAGCTAAAGCTAGCTCAGCTTCTTTGATTTGTTGTTGTACTTTTGCTTTATCTATTCACTTTCAAACATTAGATAACTCTGCTCTGCTGATTCACTCATAGATCATAATGCACTAGCTATTTTCTCTGCGTTTCATGCTGATGCTGGATCAACAACTTTTATTGGCTCTACCTTTAGTTCACCTAGATCGTCAAAAGCTTTTTGTAGTTTGTCTACCTCTTGTACTAGATTATTTGTTATCTTATTTTTTCAATCTTCTAGTCACTTCATTCATATTCATACTCATGGTGAGAATATAGACACAAATTTCAATGCGGACTTAGCAGCTCATCTTCGTCACGAATCCGTTTCTTTTGCTAAGGCAAGTTCTACTTTCTTCCTAGCTAGATCAACACCGATAGCTTCTCTACCTTTAGCTATTTCTTCTGCTAAAGCATTTGTCTTATTTAATATCTGTGTAACATCATCAGTATTGTCTATTTTAAGTTCGTTATATCTTTCTTCAACTTCTATATCATTATTTGTCGTTTCAACTAATGCACGAAGAATAAGTCTTTTATTCTCCATAGCTTTACTACTCTGTGACACAGCAGCCTTTATTGAAAGTAATGAACTTTGATATTTTATATTCTCTTTGTTAGACAAATCAAGTTGCTCATTATATTCTTTTTGTGTTATTACACCATTAAAAAATAGTCTATCCAACTCTGCTTTTTTATCATTATACTTTTCTTGTGATTTGGTAGCTTCTTTGGTTGCAACTGACTCTTCAGCTAATAGATCTTTATGCTTTCTTTTTGTCTCTGTCATTTTATTCTGCATCCAATTCTGTTTTCATAGATCATCAGCAACTTCGCTTCTTATCTTATTCATTTTAAGTTCTTCAGAATACAATTTCTCCATCTCACTTCTATATTCTTCTAACGAAATTTTACCAGAGATATATTGTTGTTCTACCTTACTTTGTTCGTTTTTATTAGCCTCCATAGATTTAGTTAAATCTATCATACGCCCCTCAAGTTTTTCTACTTCAGATATATATCAGCTAGTCTCTCTTCATAACAAAGCTATTCAACCTGCTACAGCAGCTACAGCTCAGATTACCAATAATATTGGAGTAGATATTATACCAAATGCAACAGCTAATACTCATAATATTCATACCAGTCAAGTAAGAATAACACTCATACCTCATAAAGCTTCTGATAATTTTACTATTCAAGTAAGAAAACTAAGTTTTAACTTAGTAAGATTTTTGTAACTTCACACAAGTTGTCATCACATTATATTTTGTTGTTCTTCATATTTGTTTGTCAATATTTTTAGTTGACTAGCTTCTGTACCATATCTAAGTTGTGCTTCTTTAGATAGTGCTAAATTTAACTTACGTGCCTCTGTACCATTTTCTATTGCTCTTCTTAACAAGTCTCCAGCTCATGCAAGATTAAGAAAAGATTGTTTAGTTCTAACATTATCTCACAATAATCATGCTATTACAGCGTCTGCTTTATCTCAAGCTTTTCACAATCACTCTACGAACAAAGTAAACGCTCAAGCAGCATCATCTTTCCACATATCTTTAAATTCTTTTGATGATAATCAAGATGTTTTTGCAAATCATTCCAATTCTTTTCATCAATTAGAAACTGCAGAATTCATTTCAAGCATAGCTTTACTCACTGCAGATCATCACATTTCTGCCTTGATACCAACAGAAGTAAGTGCAGTTGCTATTCATGTCAACTGTCATACTGTCATTTTAGCTACTTTTCAACTACCTGCTATCCTTGTAGTAAAATTTAATATTTCATCTTCTTGTGCTGCAAAATTATTACCTAGAGATACTACTGCACTAGCAGTCTCATCTATTCTATCTAATGGTAGTCACATTATATTATGCAATCTTGCAAACTGTGTAGCAGCTTGTTCTATAGAAAGATTTGTTGTTGTACCTATCATCGCCACAGCCTCTGTAAAAGCTTTTAATTGATCTATAGGAACTCACATTTGTCATCATAGTTCTGCTATTTTTGTTATCTCTTCATAAGTAGATGGTATCTCTTTAGTCAACTGTACCAATTCTTTATTTAATTTTTTAAATTCTTCAGCTGTAGCCTTGGTTGTCTTTTTTACACCAGTAAAAGAGCTTTCCCATTGTAAAGCAACATTTTTAGCATCATTAAGTCATTGTATTAAGTTTCTAATTCATTGTAATACTACAAATCAACTTATCATTGTAGCTAATCCTGTTTTAATTGAATTAGTAATATTATTAACGTGTTTTCAAATACGACTCATTGATGATTTTCACTGAGTTTCTAGATTTTTTATTTCTCTATTCGTCTCCGAGAAAGCAGCTTTTACGTCGTCTGTTTCCATTCTTATCTTTAATGTAGCAGTTTTTGTTACAGCTTTCTTTCTTGCTTCAAGATATTTCAACTTTCTTATAAGCTCCTCTTCTTTTGATATACTTAAATGTATAATATTATCGTTTCAACTCTTTGTAGCTTTTTTTAATTCTGCTCTAACCTCTACTAATTGCTTTTTTACTTTATCTTTATCTATATCTATATCTACATGCTGAGATAGTGTAGCCTTTGCTATAAGAGATTTGACTTTATTTAAGTCATTAACCATCTTGTTTTTTTCTATTTTCAATTCAATATATCTATTCTCTGCCATTTTATCCAATTTCTTACCAGTATCTTTAGCTGTAATTCATGTCCTTCTTATCTCAGCTTCCCGTTCTTTCATAGCACGTGTATTTTTTGCTGGATCTAACTTAAATGCAGCATCTATCTTTTCCATATTACTAATTACTTTAGTTTTTAATCTTTCTACTTCATTTATAGAAAGATCCGACAATGATTTCATACTAACAGCTTGTGCCTTAGTTGTTTTTTTAGTGCTATCAAGTTTTTTCTTATCAGCATCAATACTAGCAGTAGCAGCTTTACTTGCCGAAGTAGAAGCCTGCTTCTCCATATCTTTTCAAGCATCGCTAATTAGTTTTTTCGCTTGAGATAATTTTTCATTTAAATTACTCAAATCTATATCTACGGTTACCTCTAATTTTTCTGACATATTAACTAATTAGTTCTAAAAGATCTTCGTCTGCATTCTCTTTATTAAATTGTTCCCTGTCATTAATTTCTTTTCATTCATCGCTTTGCTCATTTATATTATATACTATTCATCATAATAAATAATTCATTTGCTCTATTGTATATCTGTTCTGAAATGTATCAGGGTCTATTCATAACCTTTCTGATAATAATACTAGTATTGAGTTATATGGTCTACTCCTTCACTCATATTTTTGTTCCCTGTCTCAGAATACACCCCTAAATCTAGTATCTTTTATTATATTAAATATTCTTGTTATTGTATTTTTATCAACTTTTATTATTCATAATGTGATTTTATTTGCATTACTATATTTTTTCAAAAACCTCTCTAACCAAGATCACAATCACTTAGTATCAATATCTTTAAAAAATTGTATTGTTTCAAAAATAGATGCTTGTTTATATTTTAATTCTACTTTTATCTCTTTGTTTATTTTTGAATATCAAATATTTACATTTATAGTCACGTCAAATTCTCACTTCATAGGATAATCGTACCACATAATGAATAATATAAGCTAAAAAGGAGAGATAAAGGACAGTAATCCCCTATCCCTCCTAATGAAAAAATCATTTAAGACCAATTGTATTGTGTTGGTAGTATATACTATCATCAGTGTATTGTAATAAGTCTAATAAATAGGATATTTTACAATATTATTATAATGATTTTTGGAAGTATTTATTTCATCCTTTTCCTCATACTAATGTTATAGAAGACAATGGTACTTCTCCTTTTGAGATGAAGTTTGTATCTAATGAACCAGACAGTGAAGCCTTTGTGATATAGTAGTAATGTACTTTACCATTTTCATCAGGACATGTCTCTATCTTAACTATCATATATGGTTGTATCACATCACCAAATTCAAAACCTCAGAAGTCAGCTGTTATTGTTGTATGATCGTATGTTAATACAACTTCGTTTGTTGTAGCAACTGTTCCATATACCACCAAACCAAATTCTCAGTAAGAATTTTGTTCTATTCTATAGTCAGTTCCATCAGTAATACCAGTTCCTCCTGCTGTAGCAGCAAATACAGTTGGTTTGATTATATTACCATTTGCATCGTGATGTTGGTATGGTAGTCTGTAGAACTTATCTTGTGATCGACTATTAGCAGTCAAAGTAAATGTATCATCAGTTATAGATGCTCCTGTTTGAGAAGAAAAACCATACCCTAATAATATTTCAAGAACTCATAAATCAAGAGTTGTTAACCAATCACCTGAAAAGGTTGTAGATATTTCAGCCTTCTTTTGTCGTTCTTGAATATCACAATCATCTACTTCATCTGTTATTTCATTTTCAAAAGCATCTGATATTTTTACATTTTTAAATCATGCCATTCTATCGAACACATAATTAGACTCAAGGTATGCGATTACTGCACTTACATTATCGTTAAATGTAGTTAAGGTTCTATCTGGTATATTTAATGCCTTTGTGCTTTCAGGATCAAATAGTGTGATATACACCTTAGCAGCTTTATACGATACGTTTGTTTTTGAAAAATTTGCCATTTGTTATATAATTATAAAGTTAAAATTAATAATGAATTATAGCTGTTCTAGAAGATTTAGATTTGTTTTTAAATGCTTTTACAGTCTTTAAATTATCTAATTCTTTAACAGATATAATATTTTTAGTATTTTCTTTGTTGTGTTTTTTATTCTTATTGTTTTTGTTTTTTCTATTGCTTAATACATTATCTTTCTTTTCATCTTTGCAGTCTGTACATCACATATTATGTTTGCGTTAGATATGTAAAATTATATGTTTTTCTTATCACTATATTTTCTTTCATGTCCCTCATTGTCTTGCTAGTTGTTCCACTTGTTATTTCAGTAGTTACAGCGTTTCATCGCACAGATATAGGAGAACATCAGTCGATGTTAGTTAATATCTCATTATCTATAACTCAAAACATTACCTCTATATCATCTGATACCATCTCTGGAGATCATACTATTGACATATCTACATGTGCACGCCTAGTAAGACCGTTCTTAGATCAATATTCGAATTTATCAACATACATATATGGAAATACCTTTGCTGTTAACGGTGCTTCGTTAGTAATTCATCATGGGAACATAGATATTATTGTTGGGATATTCTCTAATGTATTTGTTATGTCGTATATCATTAGATTAGTTATCATCTTTCAATATCTCAATTAAAATATTCTTAGCCGCATCAAAACCATCTCTAAACATATGTGCACCTTCTTGAGGTATAATATTTAATATATCTCTTTTATATGGATCAGTTCCTCATTCTGGATACTTATGATATATAAACGGAATCCCTTTACCTTTTTCAACATCTATTTCATAGTCTCATAAATCATTATACACTGAACCAGATATCTGTAAACCAACTAACTTAGATTTTTTTATTTTTGTATGTTGTATTAAATCACGTGTAAGTTCTGGCGTTCTATTGTCGATATACTCCTTTGTTATATCTAATCATTCATCCAATCTCTTTTCATACTTTTTAGCTATTCTATTTATGATAGCGTTTGTATCAAAAGTTATTTTCATTTTTGATTTAGTCTTACATAAATACTTTCTAATGTTCAATCTGGCATCCTATAATAATCTATCTGATCTATTATATACGAATCTCACTCATTAGTTACTATATAATATCATGCTTTGATTTTCTTAGCAATATCATATTCAGATCAAGGTATAACTAGGTCTATTCTATCAAGATCTTGTTGCCTATCTCATAATGATGGTTGCCAGTTAACTACGTTACCTCTAGTAGCAATATAATATTCACATCTTATGTTTTTATATAATAATGTTTTATTTTTTACGTCAGCTCATCTTCTTTTAGTTATCTCTATTGAATATATATCTACAACTTTATCATAAAATGTATCCATTATTCACATTGTATATCCATTATATTTTTAAAAGCCTATATCTATTCAATATCTCTTCAGCCTTATCTTTATAACTACTAGTAGATCAACTCTCATATTCAACAGTTCTAGGTCACATCTTATATTTTGATATCTGTCTTCATCATCAGCTTTCTAACATATCACTAACTATTAATGTTTGTGCTAATATTATATCGCTAGGTATTATAGTATATCACGATATATATTTTATCTTGAATGTTTTGTTAGTTCAAGAGTTGTTTATATATGAATATATGTCTGTAAGAATCACCCTTCTATTTTGAGGTTTTAATATTTCATAATTACCAACGTAATCTTTTCAGTTGATTTGAAGTATCTTATGAACCTGTATATTAGTTAGAAAAATAGATAATTTATTTATATCACATATAGATATATCTTCTGTTTTTATCCCATAAGTTATGTCTCATACTACAGATGTTATGTCGTTTGTTGTAGCTTCTAGTAGCATTTCTATTTTTGCATCGCTATATTGAAGTCATACAAACCCTTTTACATCATCTACAGTTGCGAACATAATTATATAATAAAAATCTAAAATATACTATTTTTTAGCCTTAGCTTCTGCTTCTTCAGCCTTTTTGTTTTCAGCGTCTACTTCTGCTTTCATTTTAGCTTCTGCTTCTTTAGTCTTTTTGTTAACAGTCCCTCAAATTTCCTTTAAGAAAACCTTTGCTTGAACAGAAACATCTTTATCTTCATCTGCTGCTAATTCTTCTAACTTAGCTATATATTCTTCTTTTCTTTTTTTCAAAAGAATCTCGGATTGTTCAACCGCTAAATCAAAATCAGCTTTCTTAGCTTTTTTTTGTTTATCAAACTCATCGCAGAATAATTTGTATTTAGATCATATCATTTCTATTTTAGATTTTTCTGAATCTACAAATCTGCTATATAATCTAGATAATTCCTCTGCTTCTTGACCAACCATTATAAATTGATTGCTCAACATGAATTTTGTAGGAAGCTCTGTCTTTATTGTATCTCAAGACTTAACTTTGAAAGATGGTCACCCTTCTACTTGAGATACAAAAGTATGCTCTCTTCATATATATCTAAATTTATTCATAATGTAGTTATTAATTAAAGTAAAGTGTGGGAATAGAACAACCTATTCCCAATTCTATTATATATATACTATAGTGTCACATTTATTCATCCGACAATCCATGGATCAACATTACCAGCTTTTTTGTTTACGATTGCGAAACCGAACTCCATAGCAGCAACTATTGAAATACCTTGTCCTAGAATCTTATATACTTCCATATCTAGTGGTGCACCGTATCAATACTGTACAGCTTGTTTCTTCATATATAGGAAACCTCACTTTTCGTTATTAGTAGGAGTAACAGTAGATATTTTACCATCAGCTTCTGTTTTAGGATAAGATCTTACTATGTATACATCATTACCAGATATTCTATCTATAGCTCATGTAGCAATTGTTGATTTTTGTCCGTTTTTAGATGCGTCAGCAAATTCAGGTATTGTAATAGCTTTATTATAAGTAGCTCCGTTCATCAAAAGAAGAAGATCACTTAAATCAAAAGACCAGTCACCTAATAGACCTCTAGTCTCCATAATGTTAGCCCAAGACATAGCTCCTATATCTTTGAAGTCAACATCAACTGTTCCTGAAAGGAATGTTTTTCTTATACCATTATCGTAGATTAATCTATGATCTTGTGCTCCATCAACGAAAGCCAATGTAGGATCTTGATCATCAGAGTTAATATTACCAGTAGCAGCTACTAAAGAATCAGCGTTAAGAATTACAGATTCGATTGTTCTAGCAAAAGATTCTGATAATCTTTTTTTAATAATACTTTCTAATTCAACTACTGAATACAACAACTCTTGTCTTGATACATCAACTTGTGCATATAATGTTTGTTGTGTAATAGTAACTTTGTCAGTAGGTAGTCTTCTATTTGCTTGTTTGTGTGCCAATGCAGCAGATGTTCTTTCATCTACCCCTACAGCATATCAAACTTCACCTAAAATAGGCATAGTAACTGATTTACCCATACTATTTCCATGAAACCCATTAAGAGCGTTAAGGAATGTAGCATAAGTAGGTATAATAGTTAATATTTGATTAGTAAGAACATCATCTGGGATAAGTTCTTTTCCATATCAAACATTACCTGTATGTTCTACTTCATTTGCATTTTGTTTTGTTTTAAGTAATTCTTTATATTCGTTTGCTTGTGATTCGATAACTTTGTTATCAACTCCTCCAACTTCTTTAAGTTGGTTCATTCTTTCTAAAATACTTGCCATTTCTATTAAATAAGTAATAAATAAAATTATTTTTTAGCATCTTGTATAGCATTTGTTAACCTAGTCCCACTTTTTTCTTCTTTTATTTCATGGAATGGGACACCATTAACCACTATTCATCTTAAACTTTTCTTCATCTCTGTTAAATTCTCCAGAGCTAAAGATAATCATTCAGTCAGTAAATCGATTTGGTCGTTTTTACTAGTAATTTCTTTGTTGATTTCCACTAATTTATTATCATACATAGCAGATAATTCTTTTACTAGTTTGTTTTGTAAAGTAGATTCATTTTCTTTACTTTCTACCTTAACCTCTCATTCGTCCTCTTTAGATTCCTCTTTTTCAGAAGTTTCTTCATCATCATTACCTTCTACTTCATTTTCAGAAGTTTTTTCTTCCTCTTTAGATTCTTCGTTTTCAGAAGTTTCTTTTTCATCCTTTGACTCATCGTTTTCAGATTTGTCTTCAATATTTGATTCTTCATTTTCAGAAGTTTTATCATTCATCTTTTTTATCTAATTCGTTTTCTACTTTCAGTCAATTAATTTTGGCTTTTAAGTTATCTGATAACTTGCTTCCAAGAAGATCTTTTTTTTGTTCATCTGTAATAGTCATATTAGACATATATTTATTAGTAAAATAATTTCATACACTATTGTGAGTTACTATAGCCTCTGCATTACTTCCTATTGTAACAAGACTATTCTCTATCATTTCTGCTTTAGTTACCACTAATGTATATTCCTCATTGTATCAGAACATAACACCCCACAAATCTACTCACTCTTCATGAGCTTCTTCTCGAGTCATCCTTTTACCTGTTTTATTGTCCTCTATCATGTCCTCTAATGTGATATGAGATGTACTAACAGCAGTTATAAATCAATTTTCTACTTGATATCTTGTTTTTTCATCCAGAGTATTTAGATCTACATAGAACATATTTACTAAGTTTCACTCACTATCTATAGATAGTTTAACAGAGTGTCCTATTCCTCAATATTCATGATTATGTTGTAACAACATAATCGGATTATTTTTATAGTTCTTAGTATCCCACCCATTTGGATCTATCTTATATCCATTCCTATTTTTATCTCATTTAGCATAATTTTGTGATGCTATACCTTCAAATACTAATATACTATCTCATTTAGGCAACTTAGCCATTCTTTTAGCTCAATTAGTTTCAGTTAGATCTAGATCGTTTTTGTCTATCTTTTTTGCGTTGAAATTTACGAAAAATCAATTTTGATTGATATATTCCTTAAATTCTTTTTTAGACATAGAAGTGAAATCCATATCAATTTATCAATAAAATAAAAGTTATTATTTAATACACTATACATATATTACTATTTTTAGCTTATGTTTTTTTATCTTCATCCTCTAAATCGTTTTCTTTACTACTATCTTCTGATGTTTGCTTAATTGTTTTATCAGTAAGTTTTTGATCTAATTCAGCCTTCTTAAATATATTATCAATAGAATTCCATTGAGTATTTAGTATATATGTATCCATATATGCAGGTATATTCTTAGTGCTATATCATAATTCTTGTATTCATTGTTTTAATGTACACAATCATTTCTCTACCTTCTTCTCTATTAATTCTTGTTTTACTACCTCATCCATAAATTGATCATTAATTAATTCTATTCAAGTATATCTAAAATCTTTGTATATAGATTTAACTATTCTAAACATAAAATCTTCTAATGTATCAGCAAAATCAGTCATAGATTTATCTGATTGATTAGCCATTACTTGATACTCAGCATGAGATCAATTGGCATCATCCTTATATCATAAGAATCTAGGGTCAAATCAGAATATAACTCCCATTTTCTTAATAGAAAACTTTTTAAGTTCTAATAATTCTAAATCCTTATTTGATACATCTATAGTTCTTACTTCTTTTATTCAGCCACTAGCTAATACTTTATTAGACTTCTCAGATCATTTATAGTTTTCTTCAAATTGCTTAATAGCAGCTTCTATCTCCTCAGGATTCTCTATCTCATCATCTAATGTAAGTATAACTCAAGGCATAGCGTTGTTTTTAAAAAAATAGTAATTTCTTTTACTAGTTTCTTTATCAGAAAACGCATCATATACAACACTCTCATAAACAGACATTCATTGCTTAGGTAGGTTAGGGTCATATAGATTTATCTGTCTAAATACCCTTTGAATATCTAATTCTTTATTATTATATAATATTCTATTAATATTCCCATAATTATCCGTATATTGATCTATTCATCTTGAATCTAGTATTTGGATAACAGGTTCTCATAATCAATTAAGTGCCTTATATCAAAACACCATTCATGAACAGAAATTGTTTGTATAATATTTATCTCTCATACTACGAAATGATCCTGTCAAAGGATCTGTAAATAAATTTTTTATTTTTTCTTCCCATATCTTATCTTCAACTATGTCTTTACCGTTTTTAAAATTCATTCATTTTTTTCACACCATTTTTACTATAAGATTTTTACTTTGCTGTGCCTCTGTATTCATTCTTTGTATATCAAACATTGTTTGATAATTAAATGTAATAGCTCAACAATCAGAAATATTGTCTGATATATACGAATATCATGCTCTATTCATTATAGAAGTAACAGTATTTTTACTTAATTTCTTTCAGAAACCATTAGTTATCTTATTTTTTATGAAATCAAACATAACTCAAAATATTTGTAACTAAAAAAAATGTATTTTGAACATTATAATCAAAATACATTTTTTATCTTATGTTTTTCTATCATGAGAACACAAATACTCTTTTACTCCTTTTTATATGCCAATATGAACGCATCATCATACAATCTCCAAAATCTGGGGAACGTCATAATTTTGCTTTCAATTCTTTCTTTCTTATTACTTTTTTTGGTCAATCTATATCAATATCTATCTCTACCATAGCGTCTAACTCTTCAATTATTCTTTTTATTACATCTTTTGATGTTAATTTTTTATCAGAATCTTGAAACTTAGTTGTGTTAGCGTTGCTTAGACTCTTACCATATATATAAATATTGTCAGGTGTTATAGAAACCTTTCCTATATTGTTTGCGAGTTCAAAGTAACACTGATCCTTTATAGTATAATAATTTACTCTATTTAATGGGTCTCTCTTTGCTGCTTTAGGTTGTATGGGTGCTGATCTGTTTATAAATCATCTACATTTCATATGATCGACAATTCCTCCTCATAATCAATCATCATCAACCATCGTCTCCCTCGGTCAGATATTATACTTATCCCATAAAATAGTTATTCTTTGCTCAAGTTCAGTCAAATCTGAATAATGATACACATATATCTCTTCAATACTTCGCTTATTCCATACCATAATAATCGCTAAATCCCTACCGTGTCTAGCAGGGTCACAGGTTATCCTATATTCATATCAAGTTCTGTGACATTTGCCAAATTCTGATACATCTACTTTGTAGTCAGGATCTGTATCTTCTTTCTGTTTAAGTAATTGAGATTCAAGAGGTTTTTCAAATAGTCATAATAATTCATCATAATCAAAAAGTCTTCATGGAGAATCATCATAGTCGAAATTACCATGTAATAGTCTTTCTCTATCTATTTTATTCTCCATACGCATTAGATTAGCTATATATGCTCTAGGAATATTCTTATTATCTGTTACAAGAGCTTTTATAAACTTTATGTGGTCTAGTTGTGTTCACTCACTCCAAGGTCTGTAAAATTTAGTAAGAACCCGTCATTTATCTGGATTAAAGCCACTTAGTACCTTTGGAGATAGTCAATGATTACGTCTCTTACAAGATGGACATAAATATAGGTTTTTCTCCATATATTCATCATCTTTACATGTTTGATTAGGATTTTTTACTTTTACAACCCCTAATCTATCGTGTATTGTCATCTTTCATGCACATAGAGGACAAAAATTCTCTAATTTGTATCTTATTCTTGATATCAATACTCAATATCACCTTATTGGACATTCGTTTGCTTCATCAATGAATCATCAAGTAAGTTCCATAGATCAGAATCTAGTAAATTTAGGATCGGAAGGCTCATTTTTTAACGATAACAGGAAAATCATACTTCAATTATCTAAAGTAATCCTTCAACTTATGTCATTATAATGATATCAATGGTCTCTTTTTAGTCACTTATCTCACAATATCTCTCGCATGGTGAGTAATGTGGAATCCTTTAGTTTCTTCAACTCTTCCCTTGCTATAAATCGTCTTGTTCAAGGATATCTCATACACATTATATATATTCGATTACATCATAACCAACTATTGTGAGTTACTATAAAATCATCTGTTATATATAGTCAGTTTGGATTAGATACTGTTATACATCTTCATTTGATGGTCTCGTCTAATTGCTCTACACTAATAACTCTCTTGTTTATTTCTTTTGGTTTTAAACCCAATTTCTTTCTATCTAACTTAAATAATTTATCTGGATCTCTATGTTTTATATATAGACTATAACATCTCTTGCATTCTATTACTACTCAATCCTTTCTGTATTTTCACATTCTACTACTAATTGTTACAACAGCTCATAATGAACGCAATATAAACGCCATATCATCAGCCAATTGCTTTGAAGTGGTGTCGTAATAGGTTGTATATTTTCACTTACCCTTATTTCAATCTGTATCAAGTAATCAACGCACTATTTCGTACCTTTCTTCTATAGAAGACAACTTGTATTCTTCTGGTATAAATTTTGTATCGGAATACGTACCAATTAGTCAATATTTTCTTAATCATTCTCTTAATTCCATTAATCTAGTTCCTACAATAGTTATGCTATGTTTTGTTTGTCCATTCTGTATTGGCTTACTATGATAGTTAATATCTCTGTATCAAAATATATCTTTGTATGACTCCATATCTTCTCAACTACAATACCATGAGATTGTTGTGTCTTTAGTCATACTTCAATCTCATAATAAAACTCATAACAAATATGGGTCTATTTTTAAATTCGGTGTATTTGACTGATCAAAATATACCTCTTCATTAACTGGTATTAGTGGCATTCATCTATTTCAATCACTATTATTTATCCGTTTTTTTAGAGTCTTTGTCTCAACTACTTGTGCTGAGTCTTGTCAGAATAATCTTTTTCATCATTTTCTTAATGACTCTCTAGATTTTCGTGCAGTCCATAAATGTCCCCCTGCTACATCAGTATGTGTTCAATCAGAAAAAGACACTCTCCATTTAGGGAGTATCATATACTCTGTCATTGCTATTATCTTTTGTGGTAATCAATCAGAGCCTACACATGTGTCTCAAACTTTGACATCTATCCCCTTCTTTCGTCATAAAGTTGTCAGTAGAGAACTGGTATCTCCCAAAATTTTTCATCATCAAGCAGCTCAACCGTACCCCAATTCAGTAGTGCTCGAGTCGTATGTCTCTAATCAATTTTCGTCTAATACTAACTCTCGTTTACCGTTTTTTCTTTCTGATATAGGTATAGCTCATAGATATATTAAAGCTTGATATTGTTTAATTGATGGCTCTAGATTTTTTATCTCAGGCATATTATTTAAGCTTCTTTTCTAAAAGATATAGTACTCTTTTTCTGTATTTCGCATATTCTTTCTTGTCTTTTTCGTATTCAGAATTTCATTTATTCATTCCTGTCTTAGTGGCAAAAAATACGGCACAAATAAATAGGAAAATTATAGTTAATAGTATTTGCAAGTATAACATTATTTCTTTAATAAATGATTAAAAGAACAAATCTTAGATATTTTAATAACTGCGTCAACCATTTTTTGTATAGATAATCAAGTCTCTTGTTTAGCTACATAACGCTTGAAACTCGATGATTTTTTAATGTGATCGTATCACTCTTCTTTTAAATATTGTTTGAGATATTTTTTCATATTGCTTTAGTGGTTAAATTATTCTTTATATACTCCTTTAGATTTTAGTAGGTCTATCTCCTACCGTGCTTCCATAGGTGTTTCAAATGTTCAGAACAATATAGGATCACTCATTTTATGTGGTCTTCATTTGTTGTTATAGTAGAGTGAACATATTTAGATAGGAATACCTGAGAATCGAACTCAGTATAAGACCCACTGGGACGATCTCCCAGTATCTATATTCCATAAGTAGCACCCGTCGATGCTACCGACATATCTTTGTAACAAAATGGGACTCGAACCCATGCACACCGCCTACACGGTAGCTCTACCAACTGAGCTATTTGTACATACACGACAGTTTTACCTGCCGTATAATTACGTTAACAGGATATAATACCCTTTGGGGATAAAACATCCATGTAAGGAGAGATAAAAGTTACTACCCCTATCTCCCATAACTAGATGCTATTCAACACCTTCTTTAATATCTTCTTCGTTTAAATCATATCAAACTTTCGCTAATTCTTCCTCCAT